AGGACATCGTAACGCGGCGACTGCGGGCCAAGGCTGCGGGCGACAAGGTGACGGCAGACACCCTGAAGATCGTCGTGAACGGGTCGTTTGGGAAGCTGGGCAGTATGTACTCCAGCCTGTACGCGCCGGAGCTGATGATCCAGACGACGGTCACGGGCCAGCTCTGCCTGTTGATGCTGATCGAGATGTTGGAGGGCGCGGGCGCAAAGGTCGTCAGCGCCAACACCGACGGCGTCGTCGTTCTGTTCGACAAGGCACTCGAAGACAAGATCATGGGCGTGACGTTCGAATGGTCGATGCAGACCAGCTTCGAGCTTGAGCGGTCAGACTATCGCTCGCTGCACAGCCGGGACGTGAACAACTACATTGCGGTTAAGCTGGACGGCAAGACCAAGCGCAAGGGCGTCTATGCGGACCCGCTGCTGAACAAGAACGCCGACTTCCAGATCGTCAGTGACGCCGTCGCCAATTATCTGAGCGCAGGAACATCACTGAGCAATACGATACTGACCAGCAAAGATGTTACGCGGTTCGTTCACATACGAACTGTTACGGGCGGCGCAATATGGCGTGGTCATTTTCTCGGCAAGGCTGTGCGGTTTTATTACTCTGCGGACGCAATCGAGAAGGAAGCAATTCACTACGCGAGGAACTCCAACCGGGTTCCGCGATCGGAGGGCGCTAGACCTTTGATGGAGTTGCCCAAAGAAATGCCGCGCGATGTGCATTACGCCAAATACTTACTCATGGCTAAAGATGCATTAAAAGACGTCGGGGTTGAAGTATGATAAGATACTGTTTCTACGCCCGCCTGCACGACGTCAATACTGTCTGGACGAGCGGGTGCCTGATAACGCCAATGCTGGAGCCTCACGGCCATTACAGCGTGATTGCAGAGTTAGTTTGTTGCGGTAGGTAACATGCCCCGGCCAATGTACGAGAGCGATAAGGACCGCCAGAACGAGCGGGAGATTGCCGAGGCCTTGGAGAGACGTTGGGATTGCGACGCAGAAAAACTAAAGATTGCTTGTGAAATTGACTATTCTCTGACCCGCAAGGGCCGGATCGTTGGCGTAATGGAGATAAAATGCCGAAACTACGACTACGATACGTTGGACGGGTGGGGCGGACTTATCCTGAGCGCACACAAGTGGCAGGCTGGACGACGCTGGAAAGAAACGCACAATATAGCGTTCATTCTGGTTCTTGGCCTGACCGACGGTGTTTTTGCGTACAGGTTAAAAGCCGAAGATCCTTGGCCAGAAATGAAACTGAAGACGGCTGGAAGACGTGATCGGGGCGACGCTCAGGACATCGAGCCGTGCGTCATCATCCCAATGCAAAAATTTCAGAAACTCGATTGACGAATAAGGTTCGCCGATGCTAGAAAAGCAAATAGAGCGAGCACTTGTACGTCGAGTGAAAGACCTTGGAGGGTTATGCGAAAAATTTGTCTCCCCCGGACGCCGCAGCGTGCCAGACCGTATTGTCACGTTACCCGGCGGGAAGATCATATTCGTAGAATGTAAAGCGCCCGGAAAAAAGCCTACGCCGCTGCAGGAGCGGGATCACAAGAAACGTCGATCTCTTGGATGCACGGTGTTAGTAATCTCGAAATTGGAAGATATAAGTTCAATAGAATGCTAGACCGCAACAATCTTCACGCATACCAGAACCGGGCAGTGTCCTTCATCAAGGACAGAAAGCGTTGCGGTCTCTTCCTCGACATGGGTCTCGGCAAGACGACGTCTACTCTGACGGCAGTCAGCGACCTGATCGACGACTTCCAGATACGCAAGACGCTCGTCATCGCGCCCCTGCGCGTCGCCAACAGTGTGTGGCGGCAGGAGGCGGCCAAGTGGGCGCACCTCGATCACCTGCGCGTCTCGGTCGCTACGGGCACGGCAAAGCAGCGCCTTGAGGCCCTGATGACATCTGCGGACGTGTACGTCATTAATCGCGAGAACGTCGACTGGCTCGTCAAGCACTACGGCCCCAAGTGGCCATTCGACATGGTCATAATAGACGAAAGTAGTAGCTTCAAGAACCCATCAGCAAAGCGGTTCCGGGCGTTGCGGCGTGTTCTTCCGATGACCGAGTACATGGTCCTCCTGACCGGTACGCCCTCCCCCAACAGCCTGCTGGACGTCTGGCCACAGATGTTCCTTATCGACTTTGGAGAGGCTCTCGGGCGCACTGTTACGGCCTACAAGCAGCGTTTCTTTGAGAGCGACTACATGGGATATAAATGGAACATCCGGGAGGGCGCCGCTGAGAAGATACACGCCCTGATGTTGCCGCGTGTCCTGCATATGAGCGCGGAAGACTACCTCGACGTGCCGCCGCGCATTGATCTGATCGAGAGTATCGAATTACCACCAGAGGCTCTGGCGACGTACAAGGAATTTGAGAAGACGCTACTGGCAGAGCTGGAGGACGGCGAAGAGGTCGAGGCGGCGACGGCAGCGGTCCTAGCAAACAAGCTGCTGCAGTTTGCCAATGGTGCGGTCTACACCGATGAAAAGAAAAACTGGTCAGAAACGCACAAGGTAAAGCTAGACGCCTTGGAGGAAATACTCGACGAAAACCAGAACGAGACGCTGCTTGTTGCATACAATTACAAGTCCGATTTGGCTCGTTTACAAGAGCGTTTTCCGAATGCAATTGTCCTCGATAAAAAACAGAACACTATTGACAAGTGGAACGCGGGTGAGATTAAAATGCTTTTGGCGCACCCCGCGTCGGCCGGTCACGGATTAAATCTACAAAATGGGGGCAGTCTCATTGTATGGTTTGGCCTGACATGGTCACTGGAATATTACCAGCAATTCAACGCACGCCTACACCGACAGGGTCAAGAAAAGCCGGTGCGTATTCTTCACATAATCGGTAAGGGTACGATTGACGAGAGAGTTATGGGCGTCCTTGCTCATAAAGACATGACGCAGAGGGGTCTGCTTGCGGCCCTGAAACCGTCATCAAAATAGAAGAGGGAAAAATGCAAAACGTAAGAGAAATATTAAACGAAAGAGAAAAGATCAGTGGTAGGTACAGAGATGTATCCCGCATGATCCAAGATACTTTGCGGCTTTGGGCTACGGGGCCAAATTGGAGCAGAGGAAAGTTGACTGATGCGCAAGTAACGAGTTTGGAAATGATTGCTATGAAAGTCACGCGCATTTTGCAAGGCGATAATAATCATATTGATAGTTGGCGTGACATTTCAGGATACGCTGAATTAGCTGCAATTGATCTTGAAGAAGAAGAGATCAGCATCAAACAAACAGTTAAGATTGTTGATGGCGCGTTTGGGGCAATCATTAAAAAAGAACCAAAAGAGGACCTGAAGAAATGAAAGTCACCTTGGCCCTCGCAGCATCTATTGCAATAGCCACTCCCGCAATAGCCCAAGAAGAAAGCGCGGCAGACTTTTTCCGCAAGGATAAGCTCTATTGGAGCAAAGGATTAAAGGCCCCCGCCATTTTTTCTTATGGAGATAACATCTCCCGTATTCGCAGCGTTTCAAAACGTAAGAGGCTTGTGAGGCGCATGGTGGCGCGTCAAGCAAGAGCCAAATTAGGCAGGCGGTGGGTACGATCTGCCGTTAAGATAGCTTATGTTGAGAGCAGGTTTAATCCGAGGGCTGTTGGGCCGCGCACACGACACGGGAGGGCGAGGGGTGTAATGCAAGTTATGCCAAGGTCTGCTCGCGCTCTAGGCTTTAATCCACGCAGGCTGAATGAGGCGGCCTACGGCATAGCCGCCGGTATTGCTCACATGCGAATGTGTATTCGCAGTGGAGTCAGGACTGAAGCTGAAATGTCTGCGTGCCACGTTGCGGGGCCTAGAGGCTGGGCCATAAGATTGCGTCGTAAAGCGCAGCGTTACAAGCGTATATATGTCGCTATGGTTAGAAGGGCTCCCGGCTATTGGGACTAGGAGGGGATAATGGAATACTTGTTTGGATTGGCGCTTATCAGCGCCACCGCAATTTCCGTCCTAACTGTTGTCGGTTGCGGCTTCTTCACGTTGGTGATGGTCTTGGCCATCGAAGAAAAAATTCAAGAATGGAGAAAGTAAAATGGAATTTGACACGCCGGAAGCTCTCTATCAGCACTACAAGAATGTCCGCCAACGCATTGAAACAACCTCCAAAGAGGCGGCAATAAGGAATGGAGTCATCGTACTTCCAATCAAAAAATTGCCGCCGCCTGAGCAGAAAAGAGCGGCAGAGACAGAGCAAAGCGAAGAAACTCCGGTTATTTCGCTTGAGCCACCAAAGCACTTGAACGAAGTGCAGAAAATTATGTATGAAGTAGCTATAAAACACGGTGTCCGGGTTTCTGATTTGCGTGGACCCTCTCGCACAAAGCGTTTTGTTATAGCGCGGCAAGAAGCAATGTGGGAGATCAGAAATAGACGACCAACTTTTTCTTTACCGCAAATCGGACGGTTGTTTGGTAAAAGAGATCACACTACAGTTTTGCACGGGATACGAGTTCATCAAAAACGTTTAGATGATCTTGAAGAATTGCGCGACTGAATAAACATGCGCAATCTTGTTGGCAATAGTGCCAACAGGTGGACTGAGGCCAGTTACTGACTTTTGTTCCGATGTTTGTTCCCGAAACTGACTTGCCCCCGGCCTCGTCTTCGGTCGGGGGTTTTTTATGCGTAAGATTTAACTATGATCTTTCCGTTTCCGCCGGTTGTTAATGGCGAAGTGTTCGACTGGCCTCCAGCGCCGCCTCCGGGCTGTACGCCCGACTGGCCGTAGGTCGGGTTGTACCATCCGCCTCCGTCTCCACCATCGCCCCCATTAGTGGATGTACCACCCAGACCGTAGCTGTAATAGTTTGAGCCGCCCCCGCCGCCAGCACCGGCGTAAGTGGTATCAGAGCCAGCGCCGCCATTCGTTCCACCAGCCCCGCCCGTTTCTTCGGTGTCTAATGTTCCGCTAATAGACCCCGTCGGCGTGTATGACGTTGCAGCTTGCGCTGCCTGAAATTGACCGGCTCCACCGTAACCACCGATAGCCCAAAATGTCTCGCCAAACCAAGAGAAACCTCCGGCAGCTCCGGCTGTTCCATCATGCGGGGCGCTAGTGCCGCCCGTTCCAACAAAAACGTTTTGCGTAGAACTCAATTCTGAAAACTGGACAGTATATTTTTTGTAAGCTCCGCCCTGCCCCCCTTGAGAAGCTTCGCCGCCGTTGTATCCATTACCCCCTCCGCCTCCCGCGCCCCATATTTCTATTTCAGCATAGGAGGCACCACTCGGCTTTGTCCAAGTCCCGGATCCAGTGGAGGTAAACTCTTGCGTATCTATTAGAGTGCCCGGCGGAGCCTGTATGTCAGTAAAGCCGAGCCATATAATTGATGTCATTATGTAAGGCCGCCACCCGTTATGACAAACAAGTTGGTACCAACGCACAATACCGAGCAAAGTCCATACTGGGCCAGTGTCCGGTTTCCGGTTGTAGCGGTTCCGACTTTACGAAGAGTTACGCTAGTCCCCTGTGTGATAGTCTGAGACGAGCCGCTGTTATTGTATATTCCAACGGCTTGACCAGCAGAAAACACACCAGAGGGAACGGTAACTCCTCCGGTAGTAATGCTTATGTATTTACCAGCGTCGCTGGCGACTAGAGTATACGCACTGCTCTTCGAATTGGCCGGTATATCGCGAACGTCTCCCAGAGCATCATTTACAACATCCGCGGTTACGTTTCCTGAAGCAGTGACTGCCCCCGTCACGTCAAGCGTAGAGCCGTCCCACGTCAAGTTTGCTGATCCGGTGAGTACATTGCCAGAGTTGAAGATAAGTTGCGTGTCTGATCCAGCGATAGTCGTCGTGGCCCGGATGTTTGTCCCGTCAGAAAATATTACGACGTTTTGCGATCTCGTAATGGTAGCAGATGTACCGCCCCCAGCAGACGCAATTATTACTGACCACGGTCCCCCAGAAGCGTCTGTCGTCGTGTTTCGAACGATCCATACGCCGCCTATGCCGGACGGGATGGTATATGTAACGCTCGCCGAAATGGCCCCAGAAATATCGAAGATAAGATTTTGATACTGACTTGAAGTAAGCGTCGCAGATCCACTTGTGGCGTTTAGACTAAGTACGCCACCGAGGGCTTTATCGAGAATATCCAAGTCACCATTTACCGGCACGTTCCAAGTGTCGACGTAGTCGCCGTTGGCCGGTTTTTCTAGAGACTTATTTGTTGTGTATGACGACGCCATCGATTGATCCTCAAATATGCTGGTTCGCTATATCAAGGGCCTTGGCGACCTGATCGTCGCTTTCCTTGAGAAATTCCTCGGTGCTCTGCGTGACCTGCTTCCGGGCCGCGTTAGCGAGTGCCCGCAAGTTTACCGCACCCTTGACCGATCCGCCAGTGGCTCGACCGGGGCGTTCAGTTGTTGGAGTTCCCTGCCCGTAAGCTGTCACAGTGTTACTTAGAATTGTGCTCATTTTATTGAACAAGCGCCCGACGGCACTGTTCTGCCGAGCAAGGTCTCCTAGTCGCTGTATGTCTCGTGGGTCGGTGGATGTCGCCAAAGGCAGCAGTTTGTTGGCAATACGTCTCTCAGTCGCATCTAACGCAATCTTGCCTGCGGATCCAATACCTGCCCCTATAGCGGCTTTAATCGCCAATTCAACAGAAAACTGGCCGCCAAGAAAAGCCGCCTCCATAGCTGCCCCACCAACAGCTCCAACAATTGCGGGCGGGGCCAGCTTTTCGGCAAATTCTTTCATTCCGCCTTTTTCTGCAATAAATTGTAATTGCTTAACTTTAGACAGGAGTTGTTCTGATAGAACTTGACCCTGTATTGCGGAATATCTCTGAGGTCCAAGAACCATCAGCGCCCGGCTACGGAAATCAGGATTGTTGAATGACTTTGCCAAAGAGTTTATACCCGACTCGCCTTTAGCCGCCGTTTCAGACAAGCGCTGGGCAAACCCCGTGGCAAACAATTCTCGCTGCTCTGGTGTCATTGTTCTAAACGCATCGGCAATTTCTTTGCGCTTGAAGCTGTTCATGTTTCCAAAGAACTTATAGCCTGCCTCCGGGGCGTCAGCCGCATTGAATGTTTCAAAGGCAACGCCGCGGGCGTTCCTATAGCCGGGAACAGTATCGAGTGTCTTGAGTATCTGATCTCGCGCATTTTGAGCAGAAGACGCAAGCGTGTTGTCTCGTTGCCCCTTCGCAACTTCTCCAATGTCTCGAAGTTCCCGCTGCACCTGATGCCAATAAGACAAGTTTCCGTTTGTAACCCTTGGAGGAACGGCTTTTTGTCCGGGCGTAGTAACTACACCAGACGTTGTCCCTGTTGTCTGTGGGGGAACAGCGGCTTTGCCCGGAGTAACGGAGGGTACACGGATATTAAAGCTAGGGTTGTTCTTTGCTGTTTCTTCCGCCCTTTTCATTGCCTGCTGAACAATTGGCCTGCTTAGTAGGGAAGAAAATTTATTTTGCGGCATGGATTGGGCAAGAGGATTAGATCGCGTTATGCTGTAGACTTGATCGCGGATAATTTTTCCGGACTGCTGCGCCAGCTCTTGCGCACGCGCAGCATCAATTGGTCCACCAAAAATATTGTCAATGTTTCCTTTGAGACGTTCCCCGCTCTCCTTCACCCGCTGCTGCAACTGCTGATTGAAAGATGTCGCAGCCTCAGACGCAACAGGTGTGCGCTCCGCCATGCTCCCAAGGAGCTTGCGCGTTTGCGGACCGGCCATATCAGCAATGCTAAGAGGCGCACCCGTGCGCATTGCTTCCTGTAATTGATCCATCGTCATGTTTGTCTGGCCACGACGAATATCTTCAGCAAGAGCGGCGGCTATGCGTCTATTGCTTACGCCTTTAGGCACAACCATCCCGCGCAGACCGCCAAACAAACGCCCAACGGCACTCGCTGCGAGGCCAGATCCAATGCCGCCAGCCAATGCGCCCGTAAGGCGACTAATTTCTTCGCTCCCCTTGTCTTCAGAAGAGAGCGCCAAAAGCTCAGAGCCTACGCCTGCGCCACCTCCGGTTATAAGCCTGCCCGGTAAGGTGCGCAGTGCTCCCGGCAACCCTTGTGCGGCAAACTCAGCGCCCTTACCAACAATCTTACCGGGCGTCGTCTGCGGCTCATAGGTGAGCGCTTCCGGAGCGCCAGCGGCCTTCATTGTCTGTTTGAAAGTTTTCTCGACACCCTTGTATGTGGGCAAGTGCAGGATGGGGGAAGAATACCCCTTCTTCTGCATTTTAGTCTGATCGCCCACCCACGGAAGCGGCTTCCGACCGTATTCCTCTTGCTCTTTAGGAGAGATTATGTCGAGCTTCTTGGCCGTCCACAACGCGCCGGAACGAAGAGCTTCCGGGATGTCTTTAGCGATGAATGTCTCAACAGAACCGGGGCCACCCACTACTGTAGCAGCAGCGCCTTTTGCACCTTCCGACAATACGGATTTCGCAACATCTAAAGCCGTTTCCCGAAGCGTAGGGCCCGGAGGAAGTGGCTTATTTATACCTTTCAAACGTATATCGAGCGGAAGAACTTCCGGTTCCGTGCTTTTTGGTTGCGCGGGGGCTAGATGGAAAAAATGATCTTTCAGGAGAGGATTTTCTTCGTCCATTATTGTTCTCCGATGAAATATCTGCTCATGTTGGATAACCCAAAAATCTTTTTTAATCCGTCGTCTATTTGCTTAGGAGTATATTTTCGGCGTCGGATGTCGAATAGAAGTTGCGGTCTTAGTAATATAATTTTTGATATGGCATCCACTTCCTTGGTGTACAGGGAAGATGGGCGCAAGCGCTCAAAATCCTTTGACGCAAGGTGGCCCGTCGCCCCTTTTACTGCGCTGATATATGCGTCGAGGTGGTTTGCACGATCTATCGCCCTCTGCGTCTGCACCATTAGATCGGCAGATAGCTTCGCAAAAGCCTGCGGGTCCATGCTCGGTTGCGCAATCGCTTTCTTCAAAAGATCAAGCGCCGCGTAACTTTCTTGCCCCGCCCCCTTGGCACTGGCGGCAGCCTGAAGAGCAGATATTTTTTCATTTATTTGTTTAATTTTATCAGCTTTGCCAAACACATTTGGACCAAGTCCAAAACTACGAGCAAGCGTATTCAAGGCACTGACAACTTCGGCTCGCCCATTGAAACCAAATCCCGTTTCGTTTAAGCCCTTACCCTTAGCTGCTTTGGCAAGGTTCTCGGCTAGATCGCCCATATAACGGGCGCTATCTCTTGCCGCCTGCGCGGAAGACTTGACTGCTGTCGAATATCTTTTTGCGGCGTCCGTGGCTATTGCGCCTGCTTCACCAGCGTTGTCGACGATCTTACGATCTTCTTTAGCGACGGCAATTGTTTTATTGTCAATAAACGGTGACGCAACAGGCGTCTTCCCTACGGCAGGCTTCTTTTCAGTAGGCGTCTTCCCTACGGCAGGCTTCTTTTCAGTAGGCGTCTTCCCTGTAGCAAGTGTTTTTGGAGAAACTGCAGCGTCTTCGGTCGGTAGACCGGCTTCTTCTAATTTCTTTTTTGCTTCAGGCCCCGTGGGTACACTGCCCAAGAGCTTGGGAGCTTTGCCACTTTCAACCAAATCCATGTACTCTCCGTAGCGCATCGGCGTTCCGTTAGCGAGCCACACGATCCGGGTCGTACCAATTACCTGAACGCTCTTCTGCACGTTACCGATAGCGATGCTGCGAGCCGTCTCTGCCTGAACAGTCGCAGGACCCTTAGCCTTCTCCTCCTCGGCTTCCTGCTTACGCAGGGCGGTGTAGGCGCTTAGACCGCCGATAGCGCCCTCACCGAGCGCTCCGCCAAGGGTGGGACGTCTCGAGGCCAGCATCGATCCAATACCTCCAATGAGGGGTACAATAAATTTCTCGGATGTCAGAGCTGACGCCGTATCGGGGCTGACACCCAATTTGCCGAGCAGGCCCTTGCCA